TTCAGGTAAATAATGTAGAATCTCATTTAGAGATTGCACTAGCAGGATTCAAGAAAGGAGAGGTCAATGTCTTCACGGAGTATGGAAAACTTTTTGTCGAGGGGCAACGGGAGGACACCGAATCCGAGAAGACGTTTGTCCACAAGGGACTGGCTCAAAGAAGTTTTCAACGAGCGTGGACTTTATCCGACGACACAGAAGTACGGGAAGTCACCTTCGAAGACGGACTCCTCAGAATCGTCCTCGGAAAAATAGTCCCAGAGCACCACGCCCGTAAGGATTATCTGTAATCCTTAACATTTTCCTTATTATCAGTAGCGGTGGTTACAGACTTTTGTATCACTATGATACATAATGACTATATAATTTAGACCTATGGAGGGACGATGAACTTTACAACCGCCACCTTAATACTGGGAACAGCAATGACTCTTTTCTTTGGGGGAACGCTCGCCGCCGTTCTACCCTGATACATCCTGAATAAATAAAACTGAATATCGTCGGCGCAGACGGGGGAGGTAACTGGCACAATCCAGTTGACACCTCCCCTTTTTTTGACTATAATGAGATGAGGTAGAAAATACAAATGTCAATCAAACTTGCACTATTAAAATCTGGTGAAACTGTTATTTCCGATATAAAGGAATTAGTTTCAGAAGAAAAAGTTTGTGGATATATCTTTGAAAATCCATACAAAGTCTTAACTGAAAGAAGCATTTTATTATCAGAAGAATCTGAATATGATGCTAAGATTCAAGTGTCTTTAACTCCTTGGATCATACTGACTGAAGACAAGCAAATGCTAGTAACAATGGATTGGGTTGTAACTTTAGTAGATCCAATTCAGTCACTTAAACAAATGTATGAGGAAAAAGTAAATGGACAAAACAATCAAGTGTCTCTTACTGAAAGTTGACAATGTAATTATTACTGAGATTATTGAAATTGGATCAGAACTTGGAGAACCAGATTGTAAACTGATTAATCCATGTAAAATTGATGCCGAAGGAAATTTAACTCCATGGCCAGATGTAACAGATCAAAGAGAAATGATGATTCATTCGGATAGTATTCTTACTATTGTAGATCCCAAAGAAGAGATTATTGAAAAGTATCTTAAATTAACTACCTGATGAGATTTTACACAAACGTACAAATGGTCGGGGATAATTTTCTTGTTCGTGGTTATGAAAATGGTAAGCATTTTATGACCAAAGAAAAATTTGACCCGACTCTTTTTGTCCCCTCTAACAAAAAAACTAAATATCAAACTCTAGAAGGTGAATATGTTGAAGCAGTTCAACCAGGTTGTGTTAGAGACTGTCGTGAATTTATTAAAAGGTATGAGGGTGTAGAAAACTTTAAAATCTACGGAAACACTGGATATATCTATCAATATATTTCGGAAAACTATCCAGAAGAAGAAATCAAATTTGACACTAACAAAGTTAAGATTACAACTTTGGATATTGAGGTTGCATCTGAAAATGGATTCCCTGATGTAGAATCTGCGGCAGAAGAAGTATTATTGATTACTATTCAAGATTATTCTTCTAAGCAAATTCGCACTTGGGGTAAAGGTTCATTTGCAAATAAACAAGATAATGTTATCTACAAGGGGTTTAGAACAGAGCGTGAATTACTAGATGATTTCATTAACTGGTGGATGATTGAAACAAATACTCCAGAGGTTGTGACTGGATGGAATAGTGAATTGTATGATATTCCATATCTTGTGCGTAGAATTGATAGGATTCTTGGCGAAAAGTTAATGAAGCGTTTGTCTCCTTGGGGTCTTGTGACTGAAAGGGAAACATATATTGCTGGTCGCAAACACATTTCTTATGATGTGGGTGGTATTACTCAACTTGATTATCTGAATCTCTACAAGAAATTCACCTACAAGGCACAAGAATCTTATCGACTTGATTATATCGCAAGTGTAGAGTTGGGACAGAAGAAACTAGACCACTCTGAGTTTGATACCTTTAAAGACTTTTATACTAAGGGTTGGCAAAAGTTTGTAGAATACAACATCATTGACGTGGAACTTGTTGACCGTCTGGAAGACAAGATGAAACTAATTGAGTTGGCAATTACGATGGCATATGATGCTAAGGTAAACTATGCTGATGTATTTTCTCAGGTTAGGATGTGGGACACTATCATTTATAATTATCTTAAAAAAAGAAACATTGTAATTCCTCCTAAAGAAAAGACTGAGAAAGATTCTAAGTATGCTGGTGCTTATGTAAAAGAACCTGTACCGGGAATGTATGATTGGGTTGTTAATTTTGACTTGAATTCTCTATACCCCCATTTAATTATGCAATTTAATGTAAGTCCAGAAACTCTTGCTGAAGAAAGGCATCCAACTGTTACGGTTGATAAGATTCTTAATCAAGAAATCACATTTGAGATGTATAAGGATTATGCTGTGTGTGCCAATGGTGCAATGTATCGCAAAGATGTGCGCGGATTTCTTCCAGAACTGATGGATAAAATCTACAAAGACCGAACGATTTATAAAAAGAAAATGCTTGCTGCTAAGCAAGAATATGAAAAGAATCCAACTACAACACTTGAGAAAGAAATTGCAAGATGCAATAATATCCAAATGGCAAGAAAGATTCAACTCAACTCTGCTTATGGTGCTATTGGTAATCAGTACTTCCGTTATTATAAACTAGCAAATGCTGAGGCAATTACTTTATCCGGACAAGTTTCTATTCGTTGGATTGAAAATAAACTCAACCAATACCTTAACAAACTTTTAAAAACAAATGGAGTTGATTATGTTATTGCTTCAGATACTGATTCTGTTTATCTTAATATGGGTTCTTTGGTTGAATGTGTATACAAAGGAAGAGAGAAAACTACTGAGGGCATTGTTTCGTTCCTTGATAAGGTCTGTCGGGTGGAACTTGAAAAGTATATTGAAAGTTGCTACCAAGAATTGGCTGAGTATGTAAATGCTTATGATCAAAAGATGCAGATGAAGCGTGAGAATATTGCTGAGCGTGGAATCTGGACTGCTAAGAAACGATACATTCTCAATGTATGGGACAGTGAGGGTGTGCGATATGAAGAACCTAAACTGAAAATGATGGGTATTGAAGCAGTTAAATCTTCTACTCCAGCACCTTGTCGTCAAATGATTAAAGATGGACTGAAGTTGATGATGAGTGGCACTGAAGAGGATGTGATTAATTTTATTGATAAGTGTAGGGCAGAATTCAAAAAACTTCCACCAGAAGAAATTGCTTTTCCACGAACTGCTTCTGATGTGCGTAAGTATCACTCTTCTTCTACAATTTATGCTCATAAAACTCCAATTCATATTCGTGGAGCACTTCTTTTCAATCATTATGTAAAGGAGAAAAAACTTACTAATAAGTATTCTCTGATTGGTAATGGTGAGAAAATTAAATTTATATATTTAAAAAAACCAAATATCATTCAAGAGAATATTATTTCATTCATCCAAGATTTTCCTAAAGAACTTGGTCTTGACAAATACATTGATTATGAATTACAATTTGAGAAGAGTTTTGTAGAACCACTTAAGTCCATTCTTGACGCGATAGGATGGAAAACTGAACATACTGTAAACCTTGAATCATTTTTTTCTTAATGGAATTGCCTATCAACGAAAAAGAACTCAATACGATTATCAATGCGATGAGACTTGGTGGAGACACTGCGTTATATCAAAAACTTTGGACTTTTAAAGTGAATTATATGAATAAACAAGACCAGGAGAAAAAGTGATGGATTTTCTTAAAGAAATTGTAAAAGAGGTTGGTGGGGAGTATACCAAACTCGCTTCTGATATTGATGAAACAGAAACTTATGTTGATACGGGTTCATACATTTTTAATGCACTGGTTTCAGGTAGTATATTTGGCGGTGTATCTGGGAATAAGATTACTGCTATTGCTGGAGAGTCTTCTACTGGAAAGACTTTTTTCTCTATCGCAGTGGTTAAGAATTTTCTTGATACTCATCCCGATGGTTACTGTCTCTACTTTGACACTGAGGCTGCTATCACCAAATCTCTTCTAGAAAGTCGGGGTATTGATACTCAAAGACTTGTAGTTGTCAATGTCGTAACGATTGAAGAGTTTCGTGGAAAGGCACTTAAAGCAGTAGATCTTTATATGAAAAAACCAGTAGAAGAACGCAAACCCTGCATGTTTGTGTTAGACTCTCTGGGTATGCTTTCAACGGAAAAGGAGATTACTGATGCATTGAATGATAAGCAAGTGCGTGATATGACTAAATCGCAACTTGTAAAAGGTGCTTTCCGTATGCTTACCCTAAAACTGGGTAAGGCAAATATTCCTATGATTGTTACCAACCACACTTATGATGTGATTGGTGCCTATGTGCCCACAAAGGAAATGGGTGGTGGTAGTGGACTGAAGTATGCTGCTTCTACAATCATCTATCTTTCCAAGAAAAAGGAAAAGGATGGTACAGAAATTGTTGGCAATATTATCAAAGCAAAGACTGCCAAGTCTCGTTTGAGTAAGGAGAATAAGGAAGTTGAGATTCGTTTGTATTATGATGAGCGAGGTCTAGACCGATACTATGGTCTTCTTGAACTTGGTGAAGAAGCAGGAATGTGGAAGAATGTTGCAGGACGATATGAGATTGCGGGTAAGAAAATTTATGCTAAACAGATTCTGAAAGAACCTGAAGTATATTTCACCGAAGAAGTAATGCAGCAACTTGATGCTGCCGCGAAACAGCAATTTTCTTATGGATGAAGTTAATGATTTTATTCACATCTATGAAAATGCTTTAGAGTCTGATATCTGTGATTTCTTGAGTTCATTATTTGAGCAGGTAACAGATAAGCATGAAAGATTTGAGAATGAAGGAAAACCAAACTTTACACAGTTTAATCTAACTGAAAACAAGGAAATTTCTTCTGAGGTCAATCAAGTTCATAATCATGTAATTAAAAATGTTTTTACTTATCGTGATAAGTATTATGAATTTGTGGATAAAAGAGTGTTTCCTACAGACCATGCTTTTGAGCAATTTCGTATAAAGAAGTATAATCCTGGCGGTGAAGATCGTTTTGATACTCATGTTGATGTGCTAGACTATCCTTCTGCACGGAGATTTTTATCTTTCATGTGGTATTTAAATGATGTAGAATCGGGTGGAGAAACTGTATTTAAAGATTTAACTATCAAACCGAAGAAAGGGGCATTATTAGTATTCCCACCACTTTGGATGTATCCGCATAGGGGAAATGCTCCAATAAGTAATCCAAAGTATATTATGAGCACATATTTGCATTATAAGTAATGGAAAGAATTGAAACTACAATCCTTAGAAACCTAATATACAATGAAGATTATTCCCGCAAAGTCATTCCTTTCATACAACCAGATTATTTTGAAAGCAAACCCGAAAAGGTGATTTTTGAGGAGATTGTTCAATTCATTGTCAAGTATGGTTCATCAATCACCATCGAAGCACTCAACATTGAAGTAGAAAATCGCACAGACTTAACTGAAGAGCAAGTAAAAGAAGTCAGAGAAATTAATAAGTCTCTGAATGATTCACCAATAGAAAAGCAATGGTTACTTGATACGACTGAAAAGTGGTGTCGTGACCGTGCCATCTATTTGGCACTTATGGAATCAATTCATATTGCCGATGGTAATAATGAAAAGAAGAATCGTGATGCTATTCCAAGTATTCTTTCTGATGCTCTTGCTGTAAGTTTTGATAATAATATTGGTCACGATTACTTACAAAATTATGAAGAGCGTTATGAATTTTATCACAGAAAGGAAGACAAGATTGAATTCGATCTTGACTATTTTAATAAAATTACAAAAGGTGGTCTACCTAATAAGACTCTCAATATCGCTCTTGCTGGTACAGGTGTCGGAAAAAGTCTCTTTATGTGCCATGTTGCTTCTTCCGTCCTACTGCAAGGCAGGAACGTTCTCTACATCACTCTTGAGATGGCGGAGGAGCGAATTGCTGAAAGAATTGACGCAAACCTTCTGAATGTGCCAATTCAGCAATTGACAGATTTGCCTCGTCAAATGTTTGAGAATAAGGTGACTAATCTTGCCAAGAAAACACAAGGTACTCTAATCATCAAAGAGTATCCAACTGCTTCGGCACACTGTGGACACTTCAAGGCACTTCTGAATGAATTGTCTCTGAAGAAATCATTCAAACCAGATATTATCTTTGTTGATTATTTGAATATCTGTGCTTCTTCCAGGCACAAGGCAAATAGTTCTATCAATTCTTATTCTTATATCAAATCAATTGCTGAAGAACTTCGTGGTTTGGCAGTAGAATTCAATGTGCCGATCGTCAGTGCGACACAAACTACAAGAAGTGGTTTTGGGTCTTCTGATGTGGAATTGACCGATACTTCTGAATCATTTGGTTTGCCTGCTACTGCTGACCTTATGTTTGCTCTGATTAGCACGGAAGAGTTGGAGCAACTCAGTCAGATTATGGTGAAGCAATTGAAAAACCGTTATAATGACCCAACAATCTACAAGAGATTTATTGTTGGAATTGACCGTGCTAAAATGCGTCTTTATGATTGTGAGCAGACTGCTCAGAATGATATACTTGACTCTGGACAAGAAGAAGAGTATAATGGTTATGAAGACAACAAACCTAAAAAATCGTTTGAGGGATTTAAATTTTAATGGAAACTGCGAAACACGTTAATTTTGATAAGTATGCTGAGTTTGTAGATGCCGTAACTTCTGATGCATCTAAAGACTTTCTTTCTCTTTCTGATCGTCTAGTTGCTCTTGATGAGAAGGGTGCGAATATTGAGCGTCTTCTCACCGCTGCCGTTGGTATTAATGCTGAAGGTGGAGAGTTTATGGAAATTGTCAAAAAGATGATTTTTCAAGGTAAACCGTATACTGAAGATAACCGAGAGCACCTAATCATTGAATTGGGAGATATTATGTGGTATGTTGCCCAAGCATGTATGGCACTTGATGTAACTCTGGATGATGTCGTTGCTCGCAATGTTCAAAAACTTTTGAGGCGTTATCCTGAAGGTGCTTTTGATGTTTACTTCTCCGAAAACCGTGCTGCTGACGACCGATGACTAAAGAAAAACAAGTAACTCTGAAAATGGATGCTCGATGTGCTGCAGCAGTGCGTCAAATTCTTTTCGAATCACAAAAAGGATACACTTATGATGAAGTGAGTGTGCCTCCTCGTATTACTGATATTCGCACAGTAATTCAAGATCTCGATGACAATATTGGTGCAGTCTTAAATGTAAACTAAATATTTTTAAAAAATGTCTTTGATTGGCAAAAGAAAAGGAAGACCCACTACAAAAATACAGTTCGATGCTCTTCTTAAAAGATTTTTAGTCTTCCTTAAAAGAGAACTTCGTTTGACATATGATATTCCATATGTCTTAATAGAGGACTCTGATTTTGCAAAAAATAATAAGACTTTTGGAATGATGAGTGGAAATACTCTTTATATTAGTATAATCAATCGTCATCCTATAGACATTTTAAGAACAGTCTCTCACGAATTCATTCATTATAAGCAAGTAATGGATGGTAAAAAAATTAGTTCTCATCCTGGAAGTCCTGCTGAAAATGAAGCAAATGCTAAGGCAGGTGAGATTATGAGAAAGTATGGGAGACTTCATCCAGAACTATTTGACTTGATGCCTATCAGGTAATATAGTACTTTTACTGGGGATATAGCTCAGTTGGTAGAGCGCGGTCTTTGCAAGGCTGATGTCAGGAGTTCGAGTCTCCTTATCTCCATTCATGCCCGTGTACTCCAAAGGTAGAGAGAGTGGACTTAGAATCCATACAGTGGAAGTTCGAATCTTCTCACGGGTATTAAAAGTAAATAAATAATTATAATACAATTACTGTATGAATGCAGTAAGTAATAATACGTATAAAATGAAAAGTTTTTCTCAATTTATTTCTGAAGCAACTTCTGCATCGGTTCAAGCAAAGCGCCTTGGTCTAGTTGGAGATGGGCATGGTGGATGGTATAACAGAGCAACTGGTGAATTTGAGGCAAAAACTGTAGGGGGTCAATTAAAGTATTATAATAAGAATCAAATTATTGGAGCAAAAGATCCAAAACAAACTGAATTTGAAAAAAATATTCCCTTAGGATCTTCATATCCAGAACAACCCATTCAACAGCAGGTTCCTGTGGAACAGCAACCTCAAGAAGAAATTCCTCCAGAAGAACCGACAACAACTGTACCACCAATTCCAAAAACTAAAGGGACTCTAGTAATTGCATTTGGACGATTTAATCCACCAACTGTTGGACACCAACAGTTAATTGATACTGCTTCTATGGTAGCAATGGAAGATGGTGCAGATTATATTGTTGCACCATCTAGAAGTCAAGATAAAAATAAGAATCCTTTAGATCCTGATACAAAAATTTCGTTCATGCGGATGATGTTTCCAGATCATTCAGAAAGAATTGTAAATGATCCTAATTTTAAAACTATTTTTGATGTTCTCAAAAAAGCCCATAATGATGGATATACAAATATAAAGGTTGTTTGTGGATCAGACAGAATTAAAGAATTTGAAAGATTATCTAATGAATATAATGGTAAACTTTATCAATTTGATATGATTGATATCATCCCATCTGGAGATATTGATCCTGATGGGAATAAGTCTATTGAAGGACTTTCTTCATCTAGACTTAGACTTGCAGCTGTGGAAGGAGATTTTATAACATTTAGATCAGGTCTCCCCGCAGAAGTTAAAAATAAAGAGGCACTTAAACTATTTGATTTTGTTCGTCAAGGAATGGGTATAGAGGAAATACAACAGGAAGGGTACTATACTTGGAAAATTGCTCCTAAATTAGATCAACAGTCTTTGAGAGAAAATTATATTAGTGAAAATATTTTTAAGTTAGGAACTTTTGTTGAAAATTTAAATACTGGACTAAATGGTAAAATAATTCGTAGAGGAACTAATTATTTAATATGTGTGACGGAAGATGAAATAATGTTTAAATCTTGGATTAAAGATGTTAAAGAATCGTTTTCTGAAAAGTCGAAAAAAACTAACGCTATTAGTATCATAAATAAAAATAAGAAAAAGTAAAGCATTAAATTGTTCTCATGAAAAAGCATATTGCTGAGGAACTTCCCGCAAGAAAGCATCCACAAGCACAATTGTCAGCACAATCACAAAAATCAGATAAACCCGAAAGAAATCAAGATAGTGGGGGTGAAGAAAAAACACCCGAACAGAGAATTAGGCAGGCAGTTTATGATATTCGTTATCGTGCAAGAAGAGAAAATTTGCCTCTTCGCACCGCATATTCCCAATACATGCAGAACAGTTCAATGGGTGAGCAAGAAAAGCAAGAAGTAAAAAGAAAACTTTTTGGTAAAGAAGGTGGAGCAATGCAGGCAGAAAATTTCACTTCTTATATGGAAGATTCTGCTTCGACTGCAGTTTCTAATGCTCTTTATAAAGTTTTTTTGGAGAAGAAAAAAGAAGAAGATAATTTAGATGAATTAAAATATAAACTAGAAGAAAAAGTAAATGATACTTCCGAATCTAAAAAATATAAAGTTAGGGTTAGAGATAAGCAAAGTGGAGTCACATATGTAAGATATGCAACACGCCAAAAAATTAGTGAACTTAGGGCAAAAGGTCTTGAAGTTGAAATGACGGAATATGGAACTCCATATGAGGGTGAAAGAACTAAGGGAGAAAAAACCGCTGAGGTTTTAAGTAAAAGAGAAAAGAAACCAAATGATGGTAATTTGGCAAATAATTATCCACCGTATGATAAAGTAACTAAAGGTGATGTAGTTGCTGGAAGACTTGGAAAAGATCAGATGGGTGGTAAAAATGTCAAAGAAGATTTTTTAGGTGAAGTTTCGGCAACAGAAAATTTGCCACAAACTGATCCTAATATTAAAACCAATCCTAATCAAATTGATTTTACTACTAAAAAAAATAAAGTAGTAGTAAATCCAACTGATAGTTCACAAACTAAATTAATGGCACATCGTGAAGTTAATGGTAATATAATTGTTGAGAATGGATATTCAAAATTTTTAAAAAAAGTTAATTTACTTCAAGAAAAAGCAGAAAGCGAGCAGCAACAAAAATTGTTTGGTCTAGCACTTTCCGTGAAGAGGGGGCAAACTCCAAGATCTGAAGTTAGTGCTGAAGTTCTCAAAATTGTTGATACCATGAGTGAAAAAGAAATTCGTAAGTTTGCTAAGACAAAGCACTCGGGAATTCCTGAAAAAAAGATTCAAAAAGAGGAGGTTGAATGTGAAAAAACTAAAGAAGATAAGGTAGATCGTCGTCCTCTTGCAACTGCAATTAATCTTGCAAAAAATAAAGCAAGAGCAATGGGTGCTAAAAATCCATTAGTAATGGTTGCTTCTGAAAATGTTGAATCTGGACCAACTCTTCCTGATGAAAAGGGAAAAAGAGTTTATCCAAAAGGACAAGAACCAAAACCAACTGGTGCAAAGTTACCATCTTTTCAAAAAGCACATTATGAAATGGAAGGTGAAGTTATTGATGAAAGAAGAAGAGAAGAAAAGGGAACTCCAAGACGTAGAAGAAATCCTGCTATTGAAATGATCAGATCTCAAAATAAAAAAGGTTTAATGACTAGAAGCGGTAAAACTGTTTCTCAACATGAAGCAGAAAGAGGTGTTCCTGAACGCGATCGTCCTAAAGAACCAGAACAAACAACTGCCGATAGACTTGCTATGAAAAAACAAAGGCGAGCAGCACAAGTAGCGGCAAGAGAAAGAGCAGAAAAAGACGAAGAAAGAAGACGTAGACTTAACTGATTCCTAAATAAAACAGGATACTCTTCACACGGAGGTTATTATGTCATTCGCAGTTATTTGGGCCTGGATTATGGCTAATGAGGCTGCATTGGCAACCATTCTTCTGATTATTTCAGAATTGATGGGTGCTAATACAAAATTCAAGTCTAACGGTATTCTTTCTTTCATTCTTCTTCAAGTGCAAGAGCAATTGAAGAAGAGGGTTGGAAAAAAACCAGAATAATTATTTTTAAAAAATTTAAAAGGAGATCTTTTTATAAGGTCTCTTTTTTTTATAAATATCTCTAGAAAAGAATTTATAGGTAAGGAAACATGTCTCTTTGGGGCAATAAAGATTCGATTTATTCTTCCGGAACCATTAGTGTTAATCTTGAAAATGGTGAAGTTAGGGGTACTACTGGTGTAGTTACATTTACTTCTGCTGTTTCTGAAGGTGATGTGATTACTGTTGGAACTGGTGCAACTTACGGATATGCAGTTATCACTGGTGTTACATCAACTAGATTATCCATTGCTTCTACTGCTGGATTTGTGAGTGGATTAACCACAGTTCCTGCTGGAACAACTTACAATATTTCAGAAGAACCAATTTATACTCTTGGTGATTCAATCTATAGAGCGCCGGAATCAAAGACTGTTGGATATTCAACAAGTCCAGTATTCACAGGTGTTTTTGGTGTAAGCGCAGAAGAAGTTGGTACGGCAGCAACAATTACTGTCGGTGGAAAAGCATCCGCTTATGCTGTTGCTCATAGTGGGTGGGTTGGTGTTACAACTTATATTGATACTCACGGTAATCTAAGAGTTAAGAGTGAAGTATTAGTTGCTGGTGGCATTGATTCTACTGTAGGAACTGATGCTAATGATGATGCTGTATTCCCAGATCCAACAATTTCAATTCTAACCGATGTTGCTGATGTAGTTGGGATTGCAACAACAGGAAATGCTACATTTACCGTTGTTGCTTCGGTCTTCCCATCATACTCTCCTCTCACCTATCAGTGGTATGAGGATACTACAGCACTTAATGATGGTGGAGATTACTCTGGTGCTATGACTTCCACTCTTACTGTTGCAAATGACAGTGACAAGGATGATGGTAGAGAGTATAAGGTTGTAATTGCTTCTGGCGATACTTCAGTAACTTCTGGTGTAGGAACTATTACATACGCATAATAGTCTATGAGATTTGATGAGTTGAATGAAGATAACTATTTGTTATTTGCTATAAAATTTTACGACAATCCTCAGGCATTAACTATGGAGGACTTTGAATCTGATTTGAAAAGGATACGATATGTCAAGAGATTATTAAAAAGATATAAAAATACAGGTGATCTAAAAACTCACCTTATTTTAAATCATTTAATCATACTTTTTAACTTATTTAATGATGCTACCGTCCCTTTACTATTCTATAATTTAGATGAAGAATTGTGGCCTTCTTTAAAAAGTTTTTTATTATTTTTAAATAGATTTCCAGAATATCCAAAAACTAAAATGCATGATATTGAAGTGGATAATATTTGTTTAAAGTTATTACAGGAAATTTGATGAATAAGGTAGATAAACTAATTCAAATCATTCACAATATCAAAGAAGAAGGTGAGGGGGCAATTGCCAATGTAGTTGGTAATGGAGAAAAATCTCTTGGATTTAATATTCAAACAGAAAGTCCTCCCGTTTTTAAATCTAATAAAAAAAAATATGCTACAGGTGGTAAAGACTCACGAAAGTGGTGGATTAAATACCTAAAAAATAAGTAAGATGTTTCAACAAAATCCAAAATTAGCAGTTCTTGAATCTAAACTTAACATTTATGAAGACTTATCTAGAGAAATGCTTTCCAAATTGGAGTCTGCAGTAGAAAAAATTTCAGAAGGCAACTCCCGTATTGCTACTATACTTACCAAACATGATGAGCGTATAGAACAAAGCATTAAGACTGATGAATTAATTATTAAAATGGTTGAAGATATTAAACAAGAAAATAAAGAAGATCACACAAAAGTTGTAACTAGACTTGAAAAATTAGAAACAAAAGTAGAAGATCTTGCCAAATTCCGTTGGATTATTGCTGGAGCAGCAATTATTCTATCATTCGCATTTTCACAGTCTCATATGGTGGTGGACATCTTGACACCAGACCAGGCACCTGTTAGAGTAGAGACCACGAAGTAATACATTCTCTTATAATGGATTTGATTGACTCCAAGTATATTGGACTCGTTTCATCACGACTACAAAAATTCAAGAGGGTCAAGGCAGATCTCTACAACTTTCGCTGCCCTATTTGTGGCGACTCTCAACGCAATAGAAGCAAGGCAAGGGGATATTTATACCCTGTAAAGAATAATACCAACTTCAAGTGCCACAATTGCGGTGCTAGTTTATCTTTCAACAACTTTCTTAAAGAATTAGATCCAGTCCTCCATAAGCAATACACACTCGAAAAGTTTAAGGAAGGACACACTGGTCGAAATTTTGTGGTTGAGGAACCAAAGTTTGAGTTTACTAAACCGTCTTTCAAGAAAAAGTTAGATTTGCCAAAGGCATCTGAAAATTCTACCGCTAGAGAATATTTGGAAAAAAGAAAACTTAATCCAGAAAAGTTTTATTTCGCTGACAAATTTAAGGAGTGGACTAACACTCAAAAACACACTTTTGATACTATTGGTAGGGATGAGAGTCGCATTATTATACCAATGTATGATACTGACAATAATCTGATTGGATTTCAGGGAAGAGCACTAGGTACAAACTCTGTTAAATATATTACTGTGATGCTTTCTGATGACGCACCGAAAATCTATGGGTTGGACCAAATCGATACTTCGAAATCCATTTACATCGTTGAGGGACCCTTCGACTCCACGTTTGTACAAAATGCTGTTGCTATGTGTGGGTCCGACATTGATATTAGGTCGTTTGGTTGGTGCGATTATATTTACGTTTTTGATAACGAACCACGTAATCGAGAAATCGTCAACAGAATATCAAAAACCATCAACAGAGGTGACAAAGTAATTATTTGGCCATCAATAATCCGACAAAAAGATATTAACGACATGTTTCTTGCTGGACTTAATGTTATGGATGTGTTAAAATCTAATACCTATTCGGGTTTAGAGGCAAAAATTAAATTTAACAACTGGAAGAAAGTATGAGTAACGGAACAAAAGTTATTAAAAGAGATGGCAAAACACAACCCCTTGATTTAAATAAACTTCATATAATGGTTGAAGAAGCATGTAAAGATCTTGCCGGTGTTTCTGCAAGTCAGGTTGAAATGCAATCGGGTATTCAATTTTATAATGGTATTACGACGGCAGAAATTCAGGAGATTCTAATTCGTTCTGCGTCTGATCTCATTGACTTAGAGCATCCAAATTATCAGTTTGTCGCTGCTCGTTTGCTTTTGTTTGCGATTCGTAAACAAATTTTTGGCCGTATGCATGATGCTCCCACAGTAAAAGAACACATTGAAAATTGTGTTGAAAAGGGTATATATGATACCGAAATTCTTACTCTCTATTCTAATGAAGAGTTTGATAAACTTGAGTCGTTTATTGATCATAGTCGTGACTACCTGTTTACTTATGCAGGTCTACGTCAGGTCGTTGATAAGTACCTCGTGCAAGATAGAAGCACTGGAGAACTTTATGAGACGCCACAATTTATGTACTTGATGATTGCTGC